AACGAAGAACCAGTGTTACCCAGTGCTTCAGCAGCAGCGGTGGTCATACCAGTACCATACAGGTCAGTCAGACGGTCATCGTCTAGACCAGCAGCACCAGCATCAGCAACACCCGACAGACCAGAAGGTCCAGCAGTTGCTTCGTCAGCACCTAATGCAGAATCACCAGAGTAACGAGTCTTAGCTTCTTGATGCAGAGCTTCGTCATTGGCAGTAGCACCACCACGAGTCTGCTTGTACTGTGACTTCATCGCAAAGATGAGACCAGTAGGACCAGACATGGGCTGAACACCACAGATGTCGTATGCCATCAAGTTAGGCATTGCACGACGAACAAGACTAATCAGGACGGGGTCCCAGTTAGCAACGTTTGCGGTGTTGTTAGTAGGTGTCTCTGGAGGAAGTTCATCTGAGATGCTTCCTGTTGCATAGCACGTTCTTGGTTTTCGAGGATCGCAGCAGTTACTTGCTTACGATGACGGTCTTGAATAGGTCCCGCAGTTTCTTCATTCAGTACGGGAGCCCACTTTTCGACCAGTGATTCAAAATTTACAGTATCCATTTCGATAATCTCCTAGTTTTTATTGTTGGTTAGACTTGCGAATAGCAGTCAGGTAACGCTCCATTGTTGGAGCAACATCAACTTCGGCGTCATATGCGGATTGGTCGTCAGCGGACTCCTCAATAACTTCTTCAGTTGAATTCTTCTTAGTGAAGTAAGACTCTTTAACAGTAGCGACCTTGGCAGCGAATGACTCTTCGTCATCGAATTCAAGAGATTCTACCAGAGAACTTAACTTCTCTGCCTGAGTTTCAGCGAGGTCGAAAGTTGCTTCAGCGATAATTGCTTCACGCTTCAGGCCTTCTACTTCTTCACTCAGTTTGATTGCATCAGCAGTAGTCTTGAAAAGTTGCTCTTCTAACTCTTCAACTTGATCTGCCAAATCGTCTACGAGGTCGACCTTGCCTTCTGGTACATCGATGTAAGACTCAACGAACAGATCTTTAAGATTGTTCATGAAACCTTCAGCGATTTCCGTACGGAGGCCTTGATGGATAGCAAGTTTGTTCTCTTCCATCCACTGCTCGACAACGTAATTAAGATAGGAATCTACCTTCTCGACGAACTCTTCTCGCTGACTGATAAGTTCAGCTTCGAGTTTTTCGTCATAGGCAGCTTCGATACGTTCTACTTCCTCAGAGAGTTTCGTCTTCAATGCGGATTCGAAGATGACAGCAGTTTTTGCCTTGAACTCATCAGAAAGAGTTGCTTCTTCTGCTACCAAGGCGTCAAGGTCTTCAGAGAAGTCGGCTTCGGTTGCAACTTCCGGAACGAAACGTTCCTCAGCAACTTCTTCCTGTTCTAGACCCATCATCTTGTTATAAGCATCTTGAAGTTCTTCTTTGCTCATGTCGTTAAGGTGGTTATACATGTCGCTAACAATGCCAGCCTTAGACTTGGGCATTGGATCGCTTTTCTTCTTATCTCCCTTACGAGCGGGTGCGGTTTTACCAGGCTCTTCAGCTGCATCTGTAGCTGCTACTGCCTTGCCAGGTTCACCTTTCTTGTCGTATGACATATCAGGGGTTGCGTCCTCTGATACCTCTACTTCCTGCTCATCGAGGAGGTCAAAATTTTCTTCTGACATAGTTGTTCTCCTTGATCAAAAGTTTTGCTTTTTAAGTGATGAGAGGAAATTCTTAAACTCACGAGTCTGAGTGGCATAATCACCAACTACTGCTCGGGGAGCGACATTGAATTCAGTCTCTTCTGTATCTTCACATATCTCTTGAGCTGTTAGAATTCCATTACTCCAGACCCACTCTACACCTTCCATAATTCCATTAACGAAAGCGTTCGGTGCTGATGGATCTTGTACGATATCAACCGTACTAAGAGTGAAATCCTCCTTGACGTACATAGTACCGCCACGGGACTCAAGACTACCCATTCCACGAGTTGACACACCAAGATTAACACCGCCTTCTAGGAGACCTTTCACAATCTGACCCATAGGAGTATCAAGGATGGATGCCTTTCCTACAACATCATTACCTTCCCAACGAAGGTCAGTAATGAGATGAGAAACTTTGTCGAGGTTGACTGTTGGACCTTCGGGATGGTTCAACTCACCAACTGCTCGATTCTGGGAGACCTGCTCGTCGAC